TCAGAACGGAACGGTTTCTTCTAAAAGCGGCCCGACGCGTGGCAAATCTTTCCAACAGGTTGTATACCCCGGGCTCAAACGCGCACGGGACATTTTCCAAGCGTCTTTGCCTAATTTAGAAGCTGCAAAGCAGAGCGTATTTTTACCAAAGCGCGTGTTGATTGAATCCATCAGTTCACAGACAACTTGCTGCCGTTCGGTCTCCAGTTCTTCAAAAAGATCCTTCGTGACGGCGTCTTTTGAAATAACTTCGCCAACATATACCCCGGCACGTTTGTACAAGCACCCTTTGCGATAGGTCTGATTAAGTAACCGTCGGGCGTAATGAATAATCGTATTGGTATCCGAAATAGGATAAGGAAGACCAACGCACGGATAGGCGTGCTGCTGGACGTCTTGCAGACGGAAAGGATTCGTGTTCAAGACAATACCGACGGTGTGCGCTACCGTACCTTCGCGACGCAAGGTTCTTCCGCATTCCTGAGCATGGAACGTGATGGCGCCCAGCAAGTCGTCTTTGTCGCAGACTAAATGACTGAAGCTGCGGCTTCTCATGATTTGCTGTCTTTTTGGTTTCACAAGCTCAAGCGGGATACAGGAGGTTCCCTGAAGTTCTCTTACCGTCATGGAAAGCGTAATGCCAAACCGATCTCGGATGGCCTCTGCATCTGCACAGGCTAAATCTAAGGCCGTCCGAATACCCATCTTTTCTAGGTGTTCCGTATAACGTCTCCCTACACCCCAAATTTCAGAAACTGGCTCGCAAGCAAGCGCTTTTGCCTGTCTTTGAGGCGTTAAGTCGAGCCAATTGCACACACCTTTAAGCCCGGCGTAGTGTTTGGCCAAATGGTTGCAGTATTTGGCTAAAGTTTTTGTCGGTGCGATACCGACGCACGTTGGGATGCCGACATCCCTAAATACTTTTTCCTTGATCCGAAAGCCCAACTGGGTTAGTTCAGTACCCAGACCTTCGTAGCCGCTCATGTTGGCGAAGCACTCATCTATGCTATACAGATCAATGCAGTCAACTTGAGAGGCGATGGTGGACATCATGCGCCCGGAGAGATTGGCGTAGAGTTCGTAGTTGCTTGAGAAAACGGCGACGTTTTCCCGTATGCAGAATTCTTCGATCTGGAAGTACGGCTGGCACATTTTGATGCCGAGTTTTTTTGCTTCTTTTGATCGAGCGACGACGCATCCGTCATTGTTACTAAGCACTATAACAGGACGGTCAGTTAAGTCCGGACGAAAGACTTTTTCGCAGGAGGCAAAGAAAGAGTTTCCGTCCACCAGCGCGAACACCTGCATACTTAGTTACTTTTAATCGTGTACTTCACAACACCGATAAAGCGCCACTCGTCGTAGTCTTTGGGAAGAATGGGTTTGTAGATGGGGTTTGAGCTTTCCGGAAGCAGACGCAGTCCCTTATCGTCTTTCACATAACGCTTAACGGTAAATTCGTTGTTAATGCTCATGATGACGATGTCTCCGTTCTTGGGTTCCGGCGAGCGGTCGACGACCAAGAGGTCGCCTTCGTCCATACCGGCCAAGTCCATTGAGTCGCCTGTTACGTAGACGAAGAACGTTGAGGCAGGATTAGCGACTAAGAATTCGTTAAGGTCCAGTGACCTGTCTATATAGCTTTCTGCCGGGGAAGGGAACCCGGCCTGAACGCCGCATTCGTAGACCGGAATGCTTAGATGCGTCGGATTCATGGCCGGAACCAGAATCTGGTCTGTGTCGAGGGTACGAGCAGGTTCTGCGACACGTTCAAGTTCACAGCGAAGCCATTTTGCGCCGCCTAACTGCTTGAAAACAGGAACCAGTTCATCTGTAAGGCAAATGGAAACACGTTTTGTATTACCAAGACCTTTGCGGCCGGCACCTTCACGAGCGCCCCCGCGGTTTTCTTTTTTAGTTGTTTTATCCATGATGAAGTAAAAAGAGGAAAAATTTTGAAATAATCATACTATTTCAAAAATCTGTAGTCAATTATTCCCGTTGCTATGAATCAAGGATACCAACCGCTTTAAAAGCCTTAGAATAGTTCTAGACGAACTCCGACCGGTTTTAGTGTCTTCTAGGTCGGCAAAGGTTAGCCCTGCATCAGCAGGGCTTTTCCTTCTAATAATTTTACAATTTTAATTGGTCACCAAACTGGTCACTAAATTCTTCTTTAAGTTGCTATCTATTTGAATTTAAATTAGTTTAAATTCTCCCCCTCTCCGCCAAGGGTCTTTTTAAATCAATCAGTTGTAAGTTAGAGTTTAAAAAGCACCACCAAAAACACCACCGATAGACAATCTCAATTATTTCTTTGTTTTAAATTCATCTGAGTTGGATCGCACATCGTTCAATGATTCGTCGATCAGCGACTGCGTGCTCTGCACATTCTGCAAGAGTTGCTGAACACTTTTCAAGTGCTGGTCTAAATCTACTACAGTTTCCAAGCTCCTTCTGTAGCCGTCGTTGTATCGCGGCGTCTCGCTCGCGCACCCGGAGAGCAGAATCGTTAAGCACACCAATAGACTTTTCCAACTGTGCAATTTCTTTATCCTTCCTGTGTAGTGTTTCAATCTGTTGAGCTAACAGCTGCTCACGTTCCTGGGTCCACCTGAGCTCTGTTTCCTGCTGGCCAAAGTGGTAGCCGAGCACTGAGGAGAACATCACGGCTCCGACAATTAGAATTACTCGGATCATTTTTATCTCTTTCCTCTAACGCTGAGACTGTAAACACACTCATTTCTTTAAAAACATTTTCTTTTCTTCTTCTCTCCTGTTTACCAGCCCTGGAAGTACCTGCCCGCCGCTTTTCCTCCATTTTGGAAATTCTTCAGCTGCGCCTTCATAATCTCCTGCGTTTAGTTTTCTTAGTAATGTTGACCTTCTAACGGCAGGCGTCAAACCAAGGTTAAATAACCAACTCATCAAAGCAATAAACTGATTTTCCGTGACTGGAACTTTGACAATGGCCGCTAACTCCTCCTGTGTTTGAACTAGGTCTTTTGTTAGCAGGTCATATGCCTCATTGCGTGTAATGTGTTCGCCTGGATGCACGCCTTTTGTGTGGCCGAAACCTATCGTCCAAACGCCCGCGGGACATTTATACGATTCAAGCGCTGGTCCACCTTTCGGGCCTTGCTCAAATTCGGATATGAACTGAGTTGCCAGCTCGGGTGGGTAAAGCATGATATTTTGTGTCATTGAATTACATCAATATTTGAGTTACTCTAAAAGGGTTACTTTTATTAAAGGAACGAATATGGCAAAAAATGAAAAGTCCTCTAAGGAGCTTGCCTCTCTCGCTGGTAAAGTGCTCCAGCAGAAAACCTCCACTAAAACAGCTAAGAGCTTGGCTGGTTCTGTTTTAACGCAGGCTCCGGATCGCAAGTCTCAGAAGAAAAAATAGTTTGTCTACTTAGGATCTGTTTGCGGGGTATACATATGTACCCCGCAATTTGTTTGCGTTCTGCACCGCTTATATGGGGGACAAGAACTACAACTGTGTCTGTTTCTTTTCTAATGAAGCCCACAGAAGTAACCTCGGTAACTTTATATTCAAGTTCGTCCTCGAATTCCCATCCTGGAGGACATCCAAAAGTATCAACCCACTTAATTATCTCGATTTTCATTTAGGCTCCTTCGTGTTGTGCAAGCCGTGAAGCTGCTGAACCTCTTTTTTCAAGGATTCAAGATCCGAGCTGATACGTTCAAGCTGTTTTAAATTCTCAGTGTTTGAAGTTGCTCGCCTATTGAGCTCATTGATCTGTAGTCTCTGGAGGGCTGTTTCATTCTCCAGGCTGTTGATCCGGTCTTGTTGTGACACGATCGTGTACTGATTCAACTGAGAATTTGTGAGCCACCCTGCCATATAAAAAGCAAAGAACAAAACTAGCTTTATAAGTCCGGCTATAAACGAGCGCATACTAATTGCCATGGTTCGCTCCATTGTGGACGGTAAGTTTTAATTTGCCTGTGACGACACCGTAAAGAGTGTTCATGATCTTCAGGCCGAAGTAAGAAGACACTCCGCTACAGGCCCCGATCCACTCCCAACTGAGTTTCGAGGTGCGGAGGATTAGATAGACAATGAACCCGGCAGCACATGAGGTAACAAACTCAATGAACCAGCGCGGAAAATTCCAGTCTCTTTCCGCTCTCACATACGGCATAGCAGAGCCCGATGCCGCGCATATCAATATGAGCGTGAACACAATCAGGTTTACCGTGCTGGCAAACTCGCTGAGGCTGAAATCTGTTTCCATGTTTATCTCTCTTTTTGGACATGTTATGAGCGCTTTTTCTTTCAATGCGCACACCTAACGAAAAGCCCCTCGAAGTGAGGGGCGGAGCGGTTAGATGGAAGCAACTAGCGGATAAAGCCGTAGTTCGACATCCTTAACATGGTTTCCACCAAGGCTGACATAACTACCCTTTGTAACGGGCATACTAAACTTGCCGCCGCCATTAGCCCACGGAACTAGCGACTGAGCCCCGGGGCCAGCCGCATAGCTGGATTCATTCGTTCCGGTAAATGAGACAACAAGAACGCCGTCGTTAGGCATTACGCCCTGATAGATAGAGCCCCAATCGTCATTAACGTCGGTTCCTGTCATCACTATTGGAGAGGCTCCCCAGGCAGGTTGGGCAAAATGCGCGGCTTCGGTTTTTGTTGTTCGGGTATTCAGTAATAACTGGAGGAGCGACTTCAGCATGACGCACCTCCTTCCAGCTTGTTAAGGTCCTGACACAAAAGGGACGAATTGACAACGGCTGAAGCTGCCTCTGTTATTGGCCTCGGCTTTATAAGATACTGTTTGGCCCTTATTAACTTGCAGAGATAGTCCTTGATAATAGGCGTAAGAATATTCCTGATTAAGGTAGAACCTATTGTTTCCGCAGTCGCACTCAATGTACATCTTGCCTGTGCCGCTTTGCGCCATGACAAACATCCCATCACATGGTGGGACATACTGCTTATAGTTCCCTTCGTTAGGCAAAGACAAGGTGATACTTTTTGAATAATCCGTGTTTCGCTGGTGCGATACCCACTCCTTCTTGCTTGTAAGAAACTTCTCCGCAAAGAGCTGCACAAGTTGCTTAAGCATATTGCACCTCCTTGCAGAAGAGCGTTCTTAAGAGCCGATACCCCCCCCCCGATAGTTTTCACTAATCGGACGGTAACTTGCTCTAGATATCGGCCATAAACAGAAAATAGCTGCCCTTTTGAAACGGGCGTGAATAAATTCAGGATTTCACCTCCCGGATTAGATGTCCCTGTAGTCGTAATTTGCAACGCCTGAGTATTTATCTGGAAAAATCCTTTATCGGATGTAGTACGACCCGCGGCCCAAATATAACCATCTGATACCGCTGTTGAATTAGACAAAACTGGTCCCCAGTTGTCTACTGAAGCTGAAGGATTGTAGTCTACAGGTACTGCAGAGCTGGGCTTAGAAGCGTGTCCCGCCTCTGCTGGTGTCGTTCGGCTATCGAGTAGCCGCTGAATTAAGGATTTAATCAGACTCATTTAAAAACCTCCTTGTCTCATGTTTTGTCTTGCGTCAACTTTCTGCTGGAGCTCGTAAGCCAAAGCGGTCGGGAACTCAGGCCACGGCACGAACGGGAAACCCTGCGCCTCGGGCAAGTTTCGGAGCGCCTGTCTGTAGGTCTCAAGGGCCGTTCTGTCTGCGTCTTCCAGCGCTGATCTCTTGGCTCCTGCGCTTCTTGCCACGGTAATATCAGGCAGTTTCACGTAATCGTCAGTGTCCGAGATTCGAGCGTTACGTTCCGATTTGATCTCGTTGCTGTAGCGTTCTTTGCAGAATGCATCGGAGTTTTCCGGAAGGTCTGCCTGTGTGTAATATTTTCCATCAGCACTCTGATACAGTTCGTCGGTGATCAACTGAGATTTGACCGCAAACTGCTGCCCCGCCTTGAACTTAACCTTAGCTCTTCCGATCAACGGTTTTTCCAGCACTTCAACTTTGAGGTTGTCGGCTTTCAGGTCAGGCGTTGTGAAGGTGTAGAGGTCATATCCATATTGGAAACCCTCGGGACGGTTGAGCGGTTCAATCGGAATTTCCTCTTTAATCGTGTCTCCCTTTAGGTACTTCTTATCCACCAGTGCGATAAGCTCGATTGAGCATGGCTCGACATGGAACCCTTGAACGTCCGACAAGGACGTGATTCTGCCGTTGCCCATTTTCACGCCGTAAGCGGCCACGGGCTTAGATAACGCCTGGGTTAGGTAATCGGCCTTGATTTCAGATAATGTAGTCATACTGCTCCTTATGAATCAGATTCGTTTTCGAGGGCGTCGATCTCGGCTTGTGTTCCTCCGTTTTCTAATATCAACTCTTTGAGGATTCCAGATAGATACGCGTCTGCTATTTCAATAATCTTGGCTTTGAATAAATCGTACGTGGCAAAAACAGTAGAAATAGCCGTTGCCCAAAATCCCAGGTTCGTTGCAGCGGTCTCTTTTTCAGTAGGATCAAGGGTCTGCGCAGACTTAAAGTCTAGTTTGCCTGCAAGTTTTTCTCCCGTGGTTTTTGCGTCTGCGTAACCGCCTTCGGTCGTCAAGGTAGTATCAGACTGTGGGAGATTTGTTAAGTCGCCTGCGGCTCCTTTCAGTGACGTCAGTTTTTCTGATAGTGTGCACGTCCCGTCTGTAGCTATGCTGTCAATTCGGAATACATCACCAGATTTGTTCATTATCAAGTCACCAGCCTTTACATTTGTGCTTGGCGTGATGCTCGTGCTTGCTAGAGTACTTGATGCTGTGGCATTTTCAGAGTATCTAAAGGAAAAAGCGGCCTCGGAAACAAATTCTTGGATGTCCGTGATGGTTTCTTGTTTTACGCCTTTGACCGCTTCAAATACAGCATTTACTTCATCGGCTGTTTCGTTAACATCTGCAACCTGCTGCTTTGCTTCTTCTAAAGCGGCCTTTGCTTCATTGGCGTACTCTCCAGACTTGGTAGAGTTCTTTAAGAGGATTTCACCGTACTCTTCACCTTCCATGCCTGAAGATGCCGGAGCAACTGCGGCGCGGGAGAGTTTCTCTTTTAACTGCTGAATCTGCGCTTCGGTGCGGTCAAAGTTGACATTGATGTCATTAGGGTTGAAATCCCCTTCCGCGTGTAAATCAAGCTCCTGGGTGTATGCGACATTGGACAATAACGTGACCGATTCCCCGTCCGTTAGAAACTCGTCAAGAGTAATGTAGCCGCCTATGTTTGCGGTTTGGTCCTCGTCCAAGGTAACGGTATAGTCCTCACCTTCCTTGAGCGTTACGTCCACGCCCGCCTTACTCGTTCTGATAACGAGCACATTGGAGGACGCAAAAATCTTGAAGTCGAAGTCAACTCGACTGATCCCCAGGCCTGTGACCGGCCCTACCCTTCGCGGAACATCTGGCAGCATGAAAACACCTCATTGTTTAGAAGTATTCTCATGTCAGCCAGATTGTTGATGCGCACACCTCTAGCGGCTGGGATCTGTACCGAACTCTGGCATTCTGTACGGAAGCATTTCAGTAGGTTTCCACCAATAACCCACACCTTGATTTTTGCGAATCTTCTGCTCGATTCTGCGATGGTACCCAGGGTTCATCATCTCTTGAATCTGATTGAACACAGCATGATTCAAGAGCTGTTTCGTGTACCAGAGATTCACTACAGGCAGGTTTCCCTTGATAATTCTGATTGTGTTAGCACCAATATCTTTGTTGTCCTTGAACTTATCAAAAATCGTGTAGGCGTCCATCGCGGTAGAGAGAACAGGGCCAGCCATATTCATGAGTGCGGGGTGTCCGTATTTGTAATCGTCCATTCCGGACACGAGGATATCGCCGATAAAGCCCATCCCGCCACCAGCAGTGAATGCACGCTTGAAAGCGTCTAAAGTTGTCGGGTCTTTAACGTCGCTTCCGTTGATTAAGTCCTTAAACATATTGGCCACGTAAGCCACCAGTGTGGTTGAAACTACAAGTGAGCTCATGTATCCAACTCGGCTCCAAATTGCGGCGCCTTGTCCATCAGTTTGCAGTTTATAGCGATACAGGTCTTTAGATCTCTGGAGGTGCCGCGTAAACATTGCGATAGGGAAAGACTTGAAAAGGAAGATACTGCGGATAAATTCACCTGCTACGGTGCCGCGGGATTTGCCCCAGTTCGTAATCGAGCGCGTCATTAGGTCAGGTTGGAGGGATGCCATAAAACTATCATCCATGACGAAACTCAGATATGTGGATACGAGTTTGTCTACGTTGAGACCGTCAATGTCGCCATTCTTGGATGCGGCGTTCTTAATAGAATTGATCGTTAAAAACTCCGAGCCGTTGAGTTCTTCAGGCTTGCACTTCTGGAGCGCTTTCCAGACGTCCTCAGAAACACCAAACTCCTCTAATCTGTATCTCAGCCATCCGTCAATATCGGCCCAATTATGTTTGGTGGCCTCGGCAAAGGTTGCCATTGTATTAAGTGACTGAGCTCTTCTCACTGCGTCCGTCCATTGAGAGAGTAAAGACAGTCTCATGGTGAGGTCTGCAAGTTTGCCCGTGATTCCGTTACCGATATTTCCCTCAACAAAGCGAGAGGCGGCGGAATTGAGTTCATCTCCGATAATGCCCGCCCTGGCGGCAAACCGTTTATCAGATTTGTCAGCAGGGTTGAGAGACTTCACCAGGAGCATTGCGCTCCGAGCAAAAGGCATTCTGTTCACTCTGGCCGTGTGGAAATAGGTTGCCACGTCCGTGAACGAGGAAATAAAAGCGGAGCCGAGTTTTCCAGCAACCTGAAGATTTCGAGCGCCTTGACCGATCGAGGCAATGAAACCGCTTTCTACGACATTGGCAGTCCCAGTAAGATTTGCCCACATTGCGTCTAAAAGAGAGTTGTCTGCTGACTTGATCTTGCCCGTTGAAGAGGTTTGCTGATCGGTGTCGATCTGAGCCATTCTCTTTACTGTATTAAAGGTCCTGGTAGGATTCGGTCCCATCATTTCCATTAAGGCTATGTCTCTTGCCATTCCGCCTATGTGTTCCATCATGGTGCCCAACACACTTGGATTCGATCCAAAGACCTCGTTGTAATCTAAGCGGGCCTGAGCATCTTTAAACATCAAAGTCCTGTGCGCCTGCCGAGTATCGGCCCTGCTAGTTCCCCGCTTTGCCTTAACCTTATTGAGATTTTCTTTGCTTGCTCCGTTTGTCGTGATCGTGCTGTAGATTTCTGCAAGCAGATAGCGCATTTTGTCATCTGGTATTGGTTTTAGATTGTCGTCCAGATACTTAGAACGGTCGATCTTGTCCCAAACAAAGTTTATCCAGGCGTCCCTATTCTGTTTGGCATTGTATTTTTTGAAGGTTACGGCGTCTTTAACTGCGTGGCCAGCTTGTTTGAATTCGCCTCCCGCAAGTCTCCTAGCCGCGTTCACGAGTTTGTAGCGGTCATGGGTTTGCGGAAATAGCCAATCTTCTAATTTGCCAATATCGCCTCCAGCCGCGTTGAATCTCTGGCGGAGCGATTCAACCGTATCAATCCAGGCTTTGGCAGCAGACTTCGCAACAGGGTTTTTGGTATCGGTTCCTGCAATCTCTTTCACGAGGTCGCTTATGAGTTTTTTGTTCTCGAATAAGCCTAAGAACTTTGGGGAAGTCTTCTCTAGGAAATCGACAAGGCGGGATTTAGCCTCTTGCTCCACGCCCACCTTATATTTGTCCACGCGATTGAGAATACCTCGGGCCGCCTGGTTTGCGCTGTCCCCATTTGTCCTCATAGATTTGTAAGTCAATCGGTTTTGGTAGATGGCAAAAGCCTGGCGTTTAGCGTTGAGCGCCTTTCGCTTTGCATCTTCCTGGATACGTTGTGCATACTGTTTAGCAGCCTCGCTCACAACCTGCTGCCTTGACATCCCTGGATGGCTCTCTCTATTTCGGAGGTAATAGCTTTTAACGCTGGCCACAAGCTCTTGACTTTCTGTATAGGTAAGCGGACGACCAAGTACCGCCGAAACTTTCTGTTCACATTCGGGTTTTAATTTGTTGACCATTTCCTTCAATCCTTAAAAAACATCGTCAAAAGCTCCGTTTCTGTACATGCACTGAGCCGCTTCGGAAATACTGTTTGATTTGTCGAGTTCTTGCTTTTGCTCGGCCTCAACCTCTCTCATGTATTCACCCATGCTCACCTCGCGTCCATCGTCTAAGACTATGAATGCGTTGGGATCGTCTATTGCGGAGGTCTCAAGGTTTTGGTTCATGAATTGCTCTTCGTTCGGGATTCCATAGTGCGGATGATTTTCACCAGTCTGTTGTTCTGGCTGGTTGATTCCTAGAGTTTCTCTAATCCGAGCTTTGCTATCTTCGGAAATTGGAGCTTGGTCAATCACCTGTTCTGCTGTCTGCTGCACGGCCTTCACAACCGGGTTTGCAGGCGTCTCTTCTGACTCCATGCCACCGAAGAGAGAAGGCGTTTCAATCCCCTTCCTGGCCCTGATCTGTTCGTCTGTTGCTAGCAGTCGATCATAGACGGCGCGCACCTCAGGAGAGATTTCAACCTGAAGTTCTTCCGAGGATTTGTAGATCTTTGTCAGCCAGTCTTTGAATGCTTTGAAAACCTTTTCAAGGGCCGTGCTCGGAGCTTCACCTTCTCTCAGGTATTGCTCAAAACCTCTGGCAAACTGTTCATGAGCCGCTCTCTGTTCGTCAATGGATAGGTTTCTCCATTCGTCCAAGTCCTTTACGCCAAACCAGTCCATAAGAGTTTGGACGTCCGCTTTGACCTGAGCGGGTGCATCATCCTTCATTGCCACATCTGTGAGCACGTCAAGGAAATAATGCCCGCTCTCGTGAATGAATGTGCTCTCATTTGCAGACTGCATGAGCGTAATCACGCGCTCTCCAGGCGTGTAAATTCCTCGCGGTGCGTTTTCGTTCTGGAAGAGTATGTCTCCAGATTTCTCATTCAGTCGGTTGGTGAGTTCTTGGATAACCTTTGCCCTGGCTCCCTCCACCTCAGCATCATATTTGGCAACTGTTATGCCCGCTTGCTCCAGGCGTCTGATTGTTGCTTCGCTCGTGCCTTCTGGGACAACTGCGCCTCTAAACTCGTCGGCTCCGACTGCTCTCTGCGGTTTCGCCTCGAAGTAATCAGTCATTGCCTTCTTAATATCATTGAGAATCTCCACACCTAATTTGACCGTTTCATCACTCGGTTCAAAGCCGTACTTCTTCAATGCGGATTTCATTCTGGCAGGAGTAGGTTTGCTCTTTTGACCTGCAACTTTAGCCAGTGCCTCCATTGCTCTATCAGGGGTTGAAAACTCATCACCTCGATTTTCTCTAGCCGCAAGATCTCTGAAATCTGACATCTTGTCATTTGCTGCGGCATTAATGCCGTTTACTGTCTGAGAATCAGCAATGAGGTCTCGGTTTCCTTGAATGTCCTCTATAGAATCAAACCGCCGAGCAGCGGCCGCCCGAACCTTTCCAGGTCCAAAGAAAAGAGTTGATTCTTTGTTGGAGACGGCGGAGGATTTCATAGCCTCAACCACATTTTGTAGCGTAATCGGCCTGTATGAGTTCCCAACCTTGATAAGAGGTGCGCTATAAACGGAATTGACTTTATCAGAGATAAATTTTTCAAATTCGTCCCTCATCGGAGCTATAAGTTTTTCAAGCTCTAGCTGAGTTGCGCCGCTGGAAACTGGGGCATCCCCTCCCTCGGCTTTTTTCCGTTCTACTTCGTACTTCTTGACTTCTTCAATGAGTTTGAAGGGGATAAAGCCTGTTTTCTCGTATGCGTCAATGTTGTCTCCGTATGCACGCATTCTCAGGCCTTTTAATCCTGTCGGTTCATTGAGCTTTTCTCGAAGGGCCTCAACAACTCCATCAGAAATCTTCTTATGAGCCGCACTGCCTTCTTCAACGGTGCTCACATCTAATCCGTTGTTATCAACAAAGTCGGAGACAATGCCCGCGGCAAAACTAGGCTTTTTAGCCTGTTGTTTGATAGGCGTGAACGGAATACCTTTATGCTTTATGAAAAGGTACATACCTGAAGCATGGGTCAAAAGGTCCTTGATAGCTTTATCCCTGTCTCCCTCATATTGAAGGTAGTAATAACCGCTTGGGCCGTTCTCGTTGACCTCTTTTTTAGCCTCCATGATTTCCTTAACTAGGGGTTTTGCCTTTTCAGTGTTGAGGCTTTTAGACCAATCAGGCTGAGGAAATCTAGCCGTGTAGGCGTCCTGAGAGAAGACGGGTGTCCCTCTGCTTGGGTCAACCATGTCTCGAGTACCAATAAGAGAGATTTCGCCGAAGTCAGCATATGGTGTTCTCTGTTTGGTAATACCTAAGGACGGTACGGCAAAACCTCCCAAGTCTAAAGACTTGTTGAGATTCTCTTCGCTGATATTGTGAACCGTTATCAGGGGATCTTGGATACTTGTTTGATAGTACCCAGGGAACAGTTCCCGAAGCTTGACTAGGTCGGCCTCGGTCTTTACACTAACACCTGAGTCGTTGGAACCCCGAAGGCTATAGATGCCGGAGCTCTTGTTCCAACGACTTATTTTTTGGCTATTGGCGTAAACCAAAGCGTTGTTTTGCTCCTGCAACGGAAAGTACAGCGTATTTTCAGGGCCCCAAGAGGTTTTTGCCAAATTGATTTCAGCATGCCTTCCAGGGCCATTAAATTTAACCGCGACAACAACGTTTTGATTATTTTCGGCCTTTAGGTCAAGCATGAAGAGATAGGTATTTTCTCTCCGATCATCTCTGAAAATTGCAATCGGATCTGTCAGCGCTTCTGGAATTTGCTTCAAAACTCGTTTCGAAATCTCGGGATGAATATGGTGAGAAGGACTAGATTTTTTTTCTCCTGGCAGGGCACCATCAAACATGTGAGGGGTAGCCCGAAGCGTTAAGAACTTTGCCCCAATCAATTTCATCACAAGCGGGGTTTGCTTGAGCATTACCACGTTTTGAGTAGGCTTAAGCTTTAGGTCGTCAACAAAACGCCCCCAATCCTCAGCATCTTTTCTTAATTTTTCTGCTGCACTTATTGGTTCCTGAGAGAATCCTTCTGCGGATTCCGCTCTCTGAACTCTTACCTCATATTCCTGCTCAAGCTCTTTCCTGCTCTTGCCTAGGCGGATTCCCAAAGTTTCAAAGAATGCGTCATGGACTTTGGCGCCCATCTCCGCGACCTTTTGTTCCGCTCCAGCGCCCACGAGTTCTTTCACAAAACGAGTGATAAAGGAGCTGACCTCCTTGTCCATGACCTCAGGGTCAACACCTTCTCCAGAGACTTCAACCTTTTCTCCGTTGTCGATCTGCTCGGCGGCTTTCTTCTCGTCTGCAATTGATCTGTTCACATCTCCTCGTGTTCCCACGGGCTGATCATTCTGTATAACGTTTGCATGCTGCAACTCCATTGCGGCGTCCACGTCGCTCGGCTGGAGGGAATTGATTGCGGCGTCCCTCTTGTCAAACTCAGATTTGACCGTTTCAAACACCTGGTCCTTGTTAACGGAGCCAAAGAAACTTTCACCGCCGCTCTCTTGTTCTGCCACCTCTCTAAATCTGGCAAGAATCTCCTGAAGTCTTTCGGGATTAGCCGAGAGGAGAACCTCTCTAAAGTATCTCTGTGCAGGTGTTGCCGATTCCTCCATGAGTGAGCCTGTTAGCTCCTTCTCGTGGCCCTTGCCGTTTATCTTCTTGGCTTCTCTTCGTGTCTCGAATACGTCCGCTACAGCCTCCAGGAGGTCGGGAGAAAAGTCCAGCTCACCTTTGATCTTCTTCAGTCGGACAACTTCGGTGGCCACTGACTGGAGGACGTTCATAATCTTTTTGTCTTCAGGGCTGTTGGTTATGAATCTATTGATGATCCGAGTGTCAGAGAATGCCGCGGCAAAAATAGCGGGCCTCATGCGGCGGGCTATGTTGTCATAAAGGGCATTGCCATTTGAATCAATGAGGCCTTCTTTATCGGGTGTGCGCTTTACAAACTCGTCCATTGATTTTTGAGTGATTTCACCGTCTTTGGTGAATTCGACTTCTTCAAGTCGGACGTTTCGAGCATCCTGGGCGGCTTGTTCGGCCGGATTGAGTTTGAGCGTTCCCGTTCTGTTTGATGCCTCACCGATTCCTTCGACTACATCAGCATCATCCATGACGCGCACCAGGATCGGATTCTTCATCTTCTTGATCTGGCGCTTGGAGATTCCGAATTCTTTTGAATCTTGAGTGAGGTCAGCTCGGTACTTGGTCGCCTTAACCTGTCTGTAGGCGCCTTGTAGCCCAGCTATACGGCCATTACCTGCGATAGCTCTGGCACCTGCTACAGTCGGATCTGTGAAACTCGGATTGCTTGAGCCGTCAACAGCGTTAGAAGTGAGCACGTCATCCGCGTCCACAACTGCATAACGCATAGTCATCGGCTCGGAGCTCGGGTCAGCGGACACATCAACCCGCTTTCCCCAGAGAATATTCATGTCCTCGGGTACATAGGCAATAATCGGAGCGCCCTGATCGAGGGAGCGGCTCTCTCGCAGAAGATTGAAGTTCGGAGCGGCCGCTATCTTTTCCATCTGGAGCCGAGATTCTTTCGAGGATCTGTCACGGTTCTGAATAGAATCCAGCACCGACTTATTCATGTTCGTGGCGGGAGCGGATTGCCCTTCAGGCGTCAGAGGTGCGCTCGGTTGGGCGGCGGCCTCGGCCTCCAGGTAACGGGCCTGAGCACGGTTTGCACGTGCGCCTAAAGCTCCAAAAGCAATACCCATACCTGCTGACACTCCGAGGTTTACAGGATCAAACGGGTCATACTCCTGAGCCTGTTTGGAATAGTTGGCGTTATCCAGAACAAACTTAATCGAGGCTTGTTCAATGCTGTCGGTCGCGGGATTCGCTAGGCCTCCGAATAGCATTGACTTCACATAGCTTGTCCCTATGGCTCCAGGAAGTGCCATTCCAACAGTATTCACTGTACCTGTGATTGCGCCTGCCTTTCGCGCCGTGGCTTCGTCCACACCTTTATCTCTGAGTTTCCCTGCTTCATAAAGTCCCAGGTCTGCACCGAAAAGCGGAGCGGCCAAAATACCGCTTCCGCCCGTCAGCACGGTATATCCGATTGCTTTAGCCAAAGAACCAGTTAGGCCGTGGATCATCATTGCCGCCTGTCCTGTGGTCTCAGGGTTAGGCGTGTAATCATTCTGTGCTTTGAGGCGAGCAAATTTTGCATCTTGTCTCAGTCGCTTTGCTACTTGTTCGTTCTGATCCTGGGTTGGCTTAAAGTCGGAGAATGCGTCCTCGTTATTGTCGAGGTCGTAATTCACCTCTACACGGTCGGCCATTAACTCGTTCATCCCGGAAAGCGATTGATAGAACTGATAAGGAAGTGTCTTCTGCAACGCTTCGCCAGTACCTTGAAAGGCTGATGGCTTAGTCATCTCAGTATCTTGCGCAACACTAAAACCTCTGAGGGCCTCGGGCTGAGTTTGAACTGTTTCACCGAATGCGTTTAACCAATTCATTTTTTTGTTCTCCGAGAAATATAGGTATTGAGGTCGATAACGAGCGGCTGTCCGTTTTCGTCTCTTACGTAATTGAGGCCGTTGACCACCTGATAAACACCGTCATCAATCGACTGCAAAGGGGCGTTGGAGATTAGGTTCTCTAACTGCTGAGGACTGAGTTTCTGTCCGGCATAAAAGTAGGATTTCTTAGACTTGGCTAAGTCCTTTCCAGCGTCACTCAGTAAGTCTTCAAAACTTCCGCTTCTTCTAAATGTCCATGTATTTTTCTGAGCCTTGTCAATCTGTGTAGGCAGAAAAATCTTCTTTCCGTTGTGTTCATATACGCGGCCAAAAACATTTGCCGCTGCATCTTCAATCTTCGTTGTGCCAGTCTGACTCGCAAAACAATATTCATTCATGGCTGCACTAAGCATCGCCTCGTAAGCAGGGCTTCCATCCGGGACAGCCAAAACGCCGGAGAGGAGATTCCTCATCTCAGTCTCTTGTTTCCAGGCATCAGTGAGTTTGTTCTTCTTAATGAAATCTCCCTTGATCTGCCTGAGGGCTCCGTTAGTTTCTTTGCCGTTAGGAGTAGAGGCCACTCCCAAAGCGATTGCCAGTGTCTGATTCTTGTTGCCGATCTGTTCGGAGAAAATCCTGAGTGGTTCAGAGTTGGTGGCGGTCGGATCGGTCATGCGGTCGGCCATTCTGCTTAAGAAGTCCGCCTGGTGAGGAGCGTCCATGCTCTGCATGAAATTTAGGAAACCAGAAATCTCAGCTTTACTGAATAGCGTTCTGGGCGTGCCAAAGCGTTCAGCCACCTGATCCATGCTGTCGATTCGTTTCTGAATCTGTAACAGCGCTCCGTCCTGATTCGTCCAGTCGGTGATCGGCTGTAAGCCTAAGTCAGGCATTCCAGAGAAGGCAAACTGCACGGGATCCTCTGCACGTTCTTTGCGGATCTGCGTGTAGGCCTTATTCCAGGTTTCTAAGTCTTTCATCCGAGCGGCGTAATTAGGATCGTCTTTAGAAGGTGTCATCTGTCGCGCTGTGGCCTCAATCTCTGCATTGCTGAGTGTCGGCATAAGGTAGAGATTGGCATTGAGCTTCGCTTCCTGCTGTGCGTTCTGGAATTGTCTCAGCCCCTCTTCCTGGCCGTAAGTCTGAATAAAAGCTCCTACATCGGGGAGCTGGCTCATGTCGCCTGTGCTCCTGGCTACAGCCAGCGCATTATTCAAAGTAGTCTTGAATTGGGAGCGCAGGTTAGCCGTTGACTGAGAAGTCTGCGCCTTGGCGTGTTGCATGATCCAGAGCTTTTCAGGCTCGTTCAGATCGTCAATGACCGCTATCCCTGTCTTCACCTTCGGATTAAAAGCAAGGTCTGCTGCCGTCAGTCTGGGCGCCTGAGCTGTTCCTTCACTCAAGAGTTTTCCGTTGTCATCGCGGCGCTCACCGTTCGGACCAATAAAGATGTTTTGGCCGTTCTCAACTACCCAGCGGCCGCCAATATTTCTCTTCCCGTCTGCATACTGACTTTCAACAGAGAATGTGTGGTGGTTTGGTTTCTTAAACGTGTCAGGGAAGTGGCCGTTCTCAGCCTGTGCCGCGCCCGCTTTCCAGGCGCCTCTGAGGTCATAATCGTAAACATCACGCTCATGGCCGATCTTCTTAGCCCAGGCCTGATACTGCGCCTCCTCTTCGTCTGTAAGTTTCGTGTTGTAGAAGTCGGAGAAGTCGTTAATGTCTTCTTTACCCAGAGCGCCCTGGATACCTGCAATAATCGTGCGCTCGGAGTACGGAACATCGCCGATCTCCTGCTTCATCATTGCAGTGACCAACTTCTTCAGAACTTCAGGGTTCTTCGTGTCGAGCTTTTCATCAGGATCATAGCCAGTGCCCTTACACACGTTGGCTATGTAGTCATCAGTCGGGTTTTCTGAGGCAGGAGCATATCTGCTCACAATGTCTCGCACTGTGTTGATCCCGTACTTCGTGCCATAGTTTTTAATGACGGTGGCGGCCGCCCTGATTCCGTCCATCGGGGTAGAGAAGATCACATATCCGTTGTCAGAACTACCAATCGAGCCCTTCCATTTATCGCTGGATGCTCGAACGTTGAGCGGGTTGCAACCCTTATAGCCGGAAGTGTTGAGCACTTTATCTTCAACTTTCGGAGCTGTGCCTAGTCCGGCTTGCGCTCGGGATTGTCTCAGGACGTTCTCGTTAGTGCTGTCGCCTGTAGTTCTGGCTACTGCACCAGGTGTTAATGCCAGGGCAGTTGCACCTCCATATCTCTTAGAGAGTTCGACTAACTGAGGCGCTGCACGGTGGAAAAGCATCTGATAAGTGCGGCGGCCTACATCCGTGCTCATTTGTTTTGAACCGTCGGTTTGAAAATGTCGGAGCGCGCCGATAGGATCGCTCAATGCCATATTTGAATAAGCTGAGGCATAGGCCAAAGATTGATAAGCCGTTTTCTGTCTCTTAAGCGTCTCCTCATCCCATCCCTGCATCCTGCCCTGATACTCGATCTCATTCATCAGGCTGGCCATTGTTCTCTGACCGTCTGGAGAGAATCCGCCTAAGGCAAACTCCTCCACAAGATTGTCTGCATGGTCTTTAGAGGTCTGAGCGCGCCAGCGGATGTTCTGCTCATTGCGATAGACGACCGTTTTCTGTCGGATGGAATTAAGGCGCTGTAATGCGTTGGACTTAAAAGCCTCTCTCACATCCGGATCGTCAATCTGTCCTAAATGCTTGTCATAAATAGACTGAAGGTCGGACTGCGCCTGATCCCAGCCTGTCACGGCATTCTTGCCGCGCTGTGCAAAATAGCCCTTGTCAGGGTCGTACAGAGTGGTCTGTACCTCTTTGTTGTAAGCGTCCAGCTGTTCATCTGCCCGAGCTTTCACAACGGTGTCACGGTGATAGGCCTCAATTTTGATGGTGCTGTCTGCAAGCTGTGACCACGGCTGGAGCGCTCGATTCATGACGCTTTCATAGTCGAAACTCGGACGGACGTTATCAGCAGGTGCGCCGAAACCTCTTCCGCTTTCGACTACTCCAGGCACATTATTTTCATACTTAGGAACGATAGGCATTTTTTATCCTCTGTAGTTCAGAGAGAAGATGTTTTTAGTTGTCGGATAAAGCTGTGTGGTTTTGACTGTCTGGCCTAGCAGCAGGTTCGGTTGTGCACCTGAAATAGCATCAATCCTCGTTACGCCTGGCTGGGCGCCTGATATGGCGTCAATCTTGATTCCTGGGTCTGCTCCGGAGATTGCATCAATGTGGATTGGCTCCTCAGCCTTCGGCTTTTCGGCCGATTCGGATGCTTTGGCCATATCCATCAATTTGCCGTAAGCAAATGCCATTCCCATATTCCCAGCGCCCACCAGAAGAGAATCCGTAAAGGCTCGGCTTGCGCTCTGCTTCTTAGCCAGGCTCATTAAGGCCTGGTTTCTAAAGTCTGTCTCTTTTGCTCGGTAGCCCCATGCCTCGGATTTAGCGTTAGATTCAAGCCTGTTGAGGTTGATTTTTTTCACAATGTCCGTGCTGGCCAATTGTTCCGCAGCTGATCCGACCCCGATTGCCACGCCATTAGCGGCTAATGAGACTTTCTGCCGCGCCTTCATCTGAGCCGCCTGCATGGTCTCGCGCTGGTATTCACCTTCAGCGGCGAACAATCTCTGCTGATAATGCAGATTCATGGTGTCCGCGTTGATCTTTGCAATATCGGCTTGTGCCTGTGCAATAGCGTTGTTGTACTTCGTGACACTCTTAGCACCAAAGGCGTTAAAGAGGGTGGAAACACCTGTAGAAATAAGGCCTAATGTGCCAAAAGAGAAACTAGATCCGGCCATAAAAAATCCTCCAACTCATGCTAGATATTGGAGGATTCCAAGAGCGTGATGCGCACTACACCACGTCGCAGGTCACGGTAATACTGGAGATTTTCAGCGGGAGCGGGGCGCTCTGGCGAATACACACTTGACCGTCATCGGTCCATGAAGCGGCGATATCTACTTCAAACTCTCCGTTCCTCTTCTTCGGCGGGGTACCAGGTGTTTCCCGTCCTCGTGTCGGCTGCTGATAGAGGTCGTCGAAACTCGAGCCAGCCAGGATTGAGGCTGAATCAATCATTCTGACCGCCACCCCGCTAATGTTTTTGCGGTGATTGCTACCAAAAGAAAGATCCTGAAGCTGTAAGGCAAGAGGTAAGGTCTGAATGTCAGAGTTGTACGGCAAACCAACATGCACCTTAGAGGCCGCTCTTCTTAGCGTGATCTTGCCGTTCTGCACTACTTGATCCGGCACACAATAGCCGTCGGCTAGGATGGAAACCTTCATCCCATTCAGCCAGCTAATTCCCGTGATGTCCGTCTTGGCTGGGCCTGAATACGTGCCTGCGCAGTCCATGAATAAGTAGTCTTCATCTTTCTCAATGATGTACTCATTCATGCGCTCTACAAACCTCACGGTGTTGTCTCCAATTTTCCGCTTGGTCACGACATAAAGAATGTCCTCATTGCTCTCTGGCACCACTGCACACGATTCAAAGTCGCCCTGGGTCTCGTGCTGTGCAAAGGCGCCCACCTGCTGTTCTGGCACGTATGTGAAGGAGATTAGTTTGCCTATGTTATTCACGCACCAGAATATGCTGTAGGGAGCTTTGGCGTATGCAATATCGACAACTTCGTGGTGATCGAAGAGGTGAGCGGCCCTAAGGCAAACATCGGACGTAATGTAGCCGCCTGCCTGATAGCTGTATCCCAACTCTCTCAGGTGGCCGCCACGTGCTGAGGCAAATATCATCGTGTTGTTAATAAGGACCGGTTTTGTCTGGCTGGAGCCGACATAACTCTGCGGCCGCACGCTCATAGATTCAGGCGTGATCGCGTCAGAGTTCACGGGGCTCACTCTCCATTCCCCGCTGGCTGTCAGCATTAGGAGCTGAGACAAGGGGACAATATGGCGGATTCTGTTGCTGTCCTGGCTGGCAACCCTCACCTTGATTCGGTCGGTTGATTGGGACGGGAGGGAGTAGCCCATATCCGTTTCTGTGCCCGTTTTTGTGGCCCAAATGTATTGCGGTCTCATACGACTGCCAGCGAACCAGCGCCTCTGCTCGAAGTAGCTCACACATCCTGGATAGTCGCCAGCATTCGCAACAGTCAGAGATATTTGAGCGCCTGAGCCATAGTTTGAATAAAGAGTGGCCGTCGGATTTGAATATCCTGCGCCTGGATTCTTGACTATTACGTTTGTCAGCTTGCCGCCTGAAATTACAGGCTCTAACACGGCTCCGCTTCCTGTTGTATCGGTCACTCTGATTGAAGTCTCTAAGAACCCAGCGCTCTTTGCAGAAGTCACAAATTCGCCTGTATAACGCTTGAATTCAAATTTGTAGTTCAGTGCTTTTCGGCTCCAGGTCCATGTCGGCCAGGATGTGATAGTCACTCTACAAAGCGGCCGCTTATAACCGGACCCTGCGCTTGTGACCTGGATTCCCTTGATAGGACGGAAACCATACAAACAGAAATTAAGATTGCCAGTAGGCTTGGTGAGCTTGATCCATTCTGAGGCAGAAGAGAATATGGCCTTGGCAGTCGCTCCGACACCTGATCCTTCGGCGTCATAAATCTCCACGCTGGCCGAGAACAGAGAAATCATCTCGTCATTAGGGACAAGGCCTACACCATCGCCATAGAAGTTCAATGCCCAGCCGTCATCACTTTGCCACGCAGAACAGTTTCCAGGTGCTACAGGTCCATAGAAGTTTCTGCCCGATCCCTCGACTACCCATGTCTGTGTCTCTAGCAGGTCGATCCCCGTAATTTCTCCGTTCGGACCGACATATCCAGAACCTTGAGCGGTTACGGTTGCCCCCGTAATGCCGCCGCTTGTGAGGAATACATCATCATAGATTGGCGGCGTAATTGAGCTGTCAGGCGCGATATTGTCGTCATCAATCGAGTTGGAACGGGTCTCACCTATGTAGCCATATATGCCTCCCTTATCACGGTACACGCGGTAATGATCGGCACCTGCAACAGTATTCCATGTAATGGTGTTGTACGCACCATCCCCGTACGGGTTGCACACAACAGAGGCGCCCTGGCTCGCTTTCGATTCCTCGGAGTTGTCCAAGTTGCAAGAGGTCACTACATATTTGCGGACATATCCGTCTTTATAAGTCGCAGACTGCAAGATGTGCTGGGTGGCCGTCACGCCTGTGGGCGGTGTGAGAGAAGTATTGAAGGTGATGTCCACAAGTCTCCAGTCAAGGGCGCCATAACGCCTCAACTCTCTCGGAGGATGGGAGCAGTGCACCAGCGTGATGATGTCCACGCTCTGAGCATAGTCAATATCAAACAACTCCGATTCGTCATAATCGGTCGTCACTTCATACGGGACATTGCCGTTCATCAGCGTGGAGCCGTTGGTATGAAATCGGACGTAATGATGCCCAAACTCCAAGATCATCGTCTGAGTTGCTGAGAATGTGAACGGGATCAGGCGGCATTTTCTGTCCGGATATTTGGTCTCACGCACCATTGAGAATCCGGGCCTTCTTACCACAGGGCCTTGAGGCTCAACAATCATATTCCTACACTTAGCCAGGCCTGCAGAATATGAAGGATCCGTGATCCTGGAGTACATCGATGGAGAAATCTCACCTCCTCCAATACTCTGTTTATAGATTTTCAGTGACATTTAGATACTCCGTGCCGCCAGGTGTGGCGCTAAATATTCGTGTTTGACCCTGATAGAGTTGCGGCTGTCCTGATACTTCGCGTTCTCTAAGGCTTGGGCCGCTAGCTGGAGCATCTGCTGAGCCAGGCTTGTTTTCATTAACGGGCCCGTGAGATAGCTTGCCAACTGAAGAACAAGTGCCTGAACAAAATACTGTGGCATGATGCTCACGTTCTCCACGCTCGCCACGTATCGGAGCATAGGAGCGGGAGAATCGGTCAGGAGAATGTATGAGCCTGTTTCCGATAATGTCTCCATCTCAAAATCAAGTCCGGCCTCGTCCACCCTTGAGCTTTTCTCATAGACCTTAACTGTCCTCAGATAGTCGGATGGCACTTGGTAACCGTGCGCCCATTGGTACAAGTCGGCGTCATATTTCTTGTATTCAGGCAGTCTCACGCGCCTGATCGCAAAAGCCCAGTTGTGGGCCTCAAGCAGATAACGGAGTGCCTGAGGATAGTATTCAGCACAAGCCTCGGCGTTCGGATTTCCTTCAGGTGGTTTGATTCGTGTGATCGTACCCTTTTGCCCTAAGTAACTCAGAGCGGCATTGCAAATTGACACTTCATTCATATTAAAAAAGGGAGGTTTTTAAGCCTCCCTCCTCTCTTTTAACAACTACTGAAACGCAACTAGAGAATTAACTAACTAGAACTTGCCGCTGTTTCGGCGGGGAATTCAACTCCCTGCGTGCGGAGCGGGGAACCCAGCTGAACGTCATTGCCAATAAAGGCGGTGATAGTTCCGGCGGTAACTGAAGTCGGCGTGGAAACCAACTTCAGGTAACGCTTATGAATCGGCGGCAGAGCAATAAGCAAGGGCTGTTTCAGGTCTGTGGCCGTGAGCGCCTTTGTGGTCATGACATCCGTGTACGTGGATTTGTCCGCGGATTCCTGAAGCTTGAATGTGATGGAAGTTCCGGCAATCGCTGTCGGTGTCAAAATGCAGAGCACCATTCCATGAGCATTCAAGTAAGGAGAGGTCTGATCTGAAACAAAATCGAGCACATTAGACGTGATCGCGGTTTTGGCCTCTGCCTTTTCACAAAACATCATCTTTTGGTCAATGATCATTTTTATCCCCTTGATTAAGAAATAGTGATCTTGGATTCAGTGGACGGCAAAACGTCGGTGCCGTACTGATAGATCGGGATGCCGCCAAAGGAGAGCATTGATTCACGCTGACCAAAAGTCTTGTACTCAAGTGTGTACTTGGTCTTTTCAAGTAACTGGAGGTCATAGATTAAGCCCACCTGATCAGTACAGTAAATACCGACATTGGAGAAGTCGGAGGTCTTCAAGCGGTGACGTGCCTCAATAAACTTCTTGAGCAGGTCTGTTGCGCCCTTGTCAGTCGTGAATTTGGTCGGATCAACGTTAGCAATACGCACAATCTTTTCAGGATTGCCAGCGAAAACGCCCAGGTCATATCCGAATTCAGTGACATATGCGGGATACATTTTGCCTTTCGCGTCAGGAACATAGACGGGCTCTTTGATCGCTTCCATGGATACGCCAGCGGCTCCGCCATACTGCGGGAAGAAACACGTCATCTCCTCCGGATCCCAATTGACGAAATAAATGGATGTCAGATTTGAACCAGTGCCGCCACCGTCAATGATGGAATCCTTCCAAACACCATTATCACGATCAGGAAGAACGATATTTGCCAAACCCATGCAATCACGCGGGTCTGTTGCAGGGTCGCCCTGGAATACTCGTTTAACCATGCCTCGGGTTAAGCCGCGGATGAACATCTGATCGGTTCGCATGCGGTATGCGTTGCGTTCTTTATCCGGCATTTTTTCAAGCATGAGCTTGGCGATAACCGAGCGGTCACGAGCCACACAGGACGGATAACGAACTGCACGGCCTGCGGCATTAGAGGCGCTCCAGCCTTCGTTGATTCCGACAAGCTGACCTTCAGGATACTTTTCTCCGATAAGGCCTTTCTTGCCCTGGCCATCATTACCACGCACCATAGTGGCACGATCGAAGAACGGCTGATAATCCCGAATGGTCTGAATCATCATGTTGATCTGAGTGTTGCCTTCGGGTACGAGAGCCTGCCATTCAGCAAGCGTAACAGGGGTCATTCCAGTGAATGCGTCTGCCATTTTTAACTCCTTTATTTACCGTAAATATCGTCTGGAGTGAGAGTTCTGTTAGAAGTGCCTCTAACTGTCTTGTCCTCTCGCATGCTGTCGCCAAAATGTTTGAGGATTTTGATCAGGCCCGGATGATTACCGGCAAAGGTCGCCAGTTCGTAAACATCCGGATCAGTAAACTCTCCTTCGGGTGTCTGAAACTCTCTCAGGGCTCGTTGAGCTGAAAAGATTGTGTTCTTCCAGTTGTCGCCGCCGATCACTGCGTCATGGAGCGATTTATCTTTCCATGTCGCATTGGTCTGTTTCAGCACTTCAATCTGTCGCTCTGCCAACTTCGGCGCCAGCTTGTCAATGACTTCCTGGGCCTTGGCTTGAGGCAGATTCAGAGACTTAGCGACTTCTGAAAAAGTTTTGACGACTTCTGCGTCTAAGGTTGTGCCTTCCGGCGCCTTGAAATCTTCATACTTCTCCGGAGCTCCGCCGGTCTCTTGCGCCTTGTCTTCCTTTTTCTCTTCTTTGTTCTCTTCGGTCTTTCCTTCCTCCTGAGACTGCTGTCCCTCTTGAGGAGGAGTTGCCTTGGAGATTTCATCAATCAGCGTGGATTCTCCCTGCTGACCCTGAGAATCAGGATTAGGCGTGCCGTTGGTTGTAGCCTCGCTTGTCTGATTTTCGGCTGCTGTACCTTCGCTCATTTCGTTTCCTTAGGTCTCAATTCGCCGATCTTTTCAGGGGCGTACTTGAGAACGTTGTTAAAAACCTGTTGTGCAAATTCCCGTTTTCCTTCCTTTCGAGCCATGTTCAAAGCATTCGTATCGAATGCCGAGGAGAAGAAACCGCTGTCATCAAAAATTCGTTTCAGCACTGTCATTCCGTCTCTTGTGTTCAGGACATTGATCAGAGCCTCTTGGAAGTCAGCCTCCTTTCGGAATGCCTCAAGATTCTTTTCTTCGTCCTTGTCTCGCTGGGAGTTATCAAACGGGTCTCTTGTAACTTTGCTCATTGTCAATCCTCGTGATTTTTTGATGCGCACACCCTATTGCATTCCCTCGGCCGCCATGTCTTGCATACCTTGGACAGCTTGGCCAGCCAGTGTTTCCGGGCCCGCTGGCACTTTCCCGAGCTTGGATAGCATGTCAGCGCTCTGAGCTATTTGCTGTTGCTGCTGAGCCTGCTGTTGTTGCTGTGCTCTCTGCTGGCGGATTGCGGCCACCTCGTCAGAAGAACGGAGGATTTCAGGCGAAACACCGCGCTTGTCAGAAACAATCTGGGCGTACTTGTCTAAATCGAAGTTGTCGAGGAAGTCGGGCTGATACTGAGCAATTTGGAGCGCCTCCTGAATGGCCTGTTGGTCGGTGCGTGACTGCACCTCCTTCTGGCTACGGCTCAAAATTGATGTGTACTCGACATTTAAATCCGTGCCCTGAATCTCCTCGGGAGCAGGCGGGATCAATCCTTCTTCGTTCAGGATGTCAAACGTGCGGTCAATGAGCGGGCGCAAAACCTCATTATTGAATCTGGAGAGAACGGGCCCGAGCATCAGCAGCTTCTCTTCGTGCAGTTCTGCAACTGCCGTGGCCGTCATCTGATTGAGCGCAGACTGATTACTGAGCATGAGGAACATGTCCACATTGAATCCGGCTCGGATTCTGTTTTGTACCTCCAGAGTGTCCTGCCTCAGGTCATTGAGGTTGATGGCTACATTCCACAACTGCTCTGCAGGTTTCCTACCAGTGGCTCCGTTAATGAAGGATTGGCCGCCCGGATCCATGTCTATGTCTGAATCCTTGGCTTCGGACGGTAGCCCAATAGGCGGATTCACCATGTAATCAATGGCATTCCCTTTTTGTTTCTGCTCATGCTGGAGCTGTTTGACATCTCCCAGAACGACCATGCCAGGAGATTCACAACTGTAGGTTTCCGTGCTGATCGCTCCCCAGCGTCCGACCACGGCAGGAAACATTCGGTATCCCGATTCTCGGAGAATCGGCTTCTGATCGTCTCCTGCATCCTTCAGCAGATAGACGGATCGCCACGGCATGTCCTTATTGGACTTTGAGCGTGTATCGCGTTTTTCTCTCGGCTCGATTGCATGAATGATCGTATAGAGCTTGTCCTTCTGGCCGCCCTTGTACGTTTGGTAGAGAGAATATGGCAAAGCGTCCTCACCAAACTTCTGAACGATCTGCCTCAGCGATAACGAAAACTCGCGGTAGATAGTATCCGGAGTTCCTTTGCTGTCGCACGATATGCAGTATTCGCCAGCAGTCAGCGGAATACAGTTAAACCCTTTCTCCTCATCCTCTTCAATGATGATAGCCAGAATGCCAAATAAACCAGCCTCAAGCCACGCATGATGCAGGGCCTGATAGAGATTGGTCTTGGCGTATGTCATGTAGAGGATCTGCGAGACATCCGAGAGCCAGCGGCGAACTTGGACGGATTCGTCTAGGTCGGGGCTTCCAGTTGTGAGGAAAAACCACTGCTGGCTCGGGTCTGTCATGCCGGACATTAAGCCCTTGGCCAAAATATCCGATGCCCTGAGCGCGGTGTTGTCATAGATGTTATTCCAACGGGTTTTTGCCTCATTCTGTGTTGTCGGATTGAGGAATTTCCCGTTAGCGGGTCGCAGGAATTTTGAAATCTCTATCCACTGGTGCAGATAGGGATCGCGCTCCATTACAAGGCTATTCCAGCGCCGCAAAATTTCCTGGCGGACTTCTTTCATGTCATCACCCTAAAGCTGATTTCTTGCCCAGCGTCATGTCGTTCTGGTCCACACCACCAGCTCCAGTCAGCATGGTTTGGCCTCCAGACAACAGATCATTGGTGTTGTCGCCGAGGATCTTGCTAATGTCTGCCGTCTTCTGGTTCTGCATACGCATTTGCTCACGCTGTTGCTCAGCTTGTTTCTCCGCGTTGCGTTTGGCTTCTTCCGTGGCGTCCTTCTGAGCGCTGGCCTGGCGTCGAGCGGATCGGCTCTGTGTGTGAGAATTCAGTGCAGCAGACCCGGCCATGAGAAGGCCATAGCCCAGCATTTCCATACCCATGATTAATCCTCCAAAGACTTGTAGTAAGTAACGTCCGAGCGCTGGAATAACCTGTCAAAGAGTTGCTCCGTTCTGGATCCAGCGGGGGCTGAAAATCGAATACCTGATGCGCCAAACTCCCGAGCCATTTTTATTGCGTGTCTCAGGAATTGCAGGCCGTGGCCTCGGTGCTCTGGCTCTAAAAACAAGGTGTCCACGTTGGCCACGTCTTTAGAGTTGTGCAAGGAAGGACACATGACGATTGCCATAAGTCCGACTAGCTGGCCCTCGCTCACTGCTCTGGCGCAAAGAAGCAAGCCGTTCTGTGCAAGGAACGAGTATTTATCCTTGTCCACAATGCCCTTCAAGTCGAGGTGGCCCGCCTCCTGGCGGTAGTGCTGGCACACCTCCTCATATCGAGGGTCATTGAATAAGTCTGAGAGCGTACAGGTTTCGATTTTCATCATGTCCCGATTGTCGAGCCAGTCACGAGACTGATGCGCACACCCTCTAGGCGTATGGATCGCGTATGCCCTTATGCCTGTTGACCCGCTGATGTCTCCAGCTGTCGTCCTCTATGTACTCTTGGATGGGAATAGCGAAACACAATGCCAGGGCGTCAGCTGTGTCTGGAGAGTTCATTCCGCGGCGTTTCATACTGTCCTTGGATTCGAGCAATAACCGGCCCTTCTGGTCAATGAGTTTCTCAGGTATGCACAAGTCCTCGGCCAGCTCTTCACTCTTTGGGATCACTCCGTCATCACGAATGAAATCCCGCATCTTGTCCCACATCTCAGCCCTCTTGTTTGCCCAGCGCTGGGGATTGGTTGACTGGCTGGCGCTGATGACCTTGTTGAGGTGCTGCACCTTGTCCTTTAACCAGTCATACGGGCTTGCTCCTACGCCCGTATAGTCAAGGTTGATGTACACCCTTGGGATTCCCTTGGCTTTGAGCTCGTTTGCATACATGAGCACCTGCATTCCGAGCTGAGGACCGTCCAGGCCACGGAAGACTTTAAGCGGCATTGTGCAGTCACGGCCGATCTTAGTTGCTATGGCCGAGCGGTCATCACCTTCTCTGGCCACGTCCACGCCGAGGATTGCAACTGTTCTGGAGTAGTTGATCTGACCCACGTCACGATTCATAGCCGCGTCCACGTCCTCACGGTTAATGAATTGCTTAGCTGATGCGCTGGGAAATACACCTCTAACACGCACCTTCACAAAATCGCTGTCCTCTCCGTAATCGTCCACGTACTCTTGCAACTGCTCCTTGTTCGTGATTTTCACTGTGCGGCTGTCAATGTTGTACGTGATCCAACGGTGGCGGCTCTTGTGGAAAGCGTCAAAGAATGGCCCATCTGGGCGCGTTGGGTTCCCGAAAATGCACCAGATGATTTGCGTATCTTTATCGGTTAGCGCGCCTTTCGTAACCTCGTAAATCTTTTGAGCAATAACTGATGCTTCATCGAACAAGACAAGAATCCGCTTGCCCTGGTTATGCAAGCCTTGGAATGCATCGGTGTTGTTCTCATTCCACGGGATTGCGTCAATGCGCCAGGTGTATTTGTGCCCTGGCTGAGTAGAGAAAATGGATTCCGCGGCCACCTCAAACCAGTCTCTAAACAGGCAAAGGTGGTGCCATTTGTGCAACTCACTCCAGGTCTTAGTTATGAGCTGGTTCTTGGTTTCGGCGGTCACTACACCTTTCATGTCTGGATATGTGCAGATTGCCCACAACATAATCCAGGCCACAAAAGCCGTTTTCCCGATACCGTGCCCGCTGGCTACAGCAATTTGAATGGCCTTATGCCGTGTCTCACCGTTCTTCAGCCGGTCGCGGATGTCACACAAGATTTTCTGCTGCCACACGTCAGGGCCTTCATAGTTTGCCAGCTCACCGTGTCCCCATCTAAAGCATTTTTGGACGAAAAGGAGCGGATCATTCGTGCAAGCGATAGCGAGGCGCCTTAGGCCCATCTCAAAGTTCACAGCCTCTTCATTCATCTTTGACATCTTTCAGCACCTCGTTGAGCCAAGTGGAGCGGTCAGCTACATTTACATCAATCTGTTTGCGCTCAATGAATTTGCCTCTCAATCTGCAAATTGTTGTAAGCGCCTGATTCGCTCCTTTGCTGTCGAACATGAACACATAGTTACCGTCTTCATCTTTCATTTTCTCGCCTAAGGGCGTGTAAACCTGTTTAGGTTCGGAGCACATCTTGAGAATCTTTATCGCTTGTTTCAGCTCGAAGTCTTCCTCAAGCTGGAGCCTCTCATTCCGCTGTTTTTGGCGTTCTGCTATCGCGCGGGCAACCTTATCATTTCTTAATAATCTGCTCGCTTGTGCTGCGACTGAATCATCATCCTTTGCCTTGTAACCTGCGGCCTTGTAAGCCTGAGTAGCATTGCCTCCGTTCTTCAGATATTCGGATACAAACAGGGCTTGCTTCTGCGTCAGGCCGTCAATAATTGAATCTGTTTTAGCCATACAAACCCCCTATTCTGTTTTTAGTTTGGAATAGTTCCGGTGAGACATGCGCACGGTCATTTGAACTTGGTTGGAATAACTGCACGCCTTTTGCCTGAGAAAATGTCCCTGAGAGTGCGTATTGGAATGTCCATCTTTTGGCTTATTTCACGCAAAGAAAGCCCTGCAAGGCGAAGATCAAAGCAGTGGATTAAATCCTGATCGCTGTACTTCGCCTTTGGGCTGGACACTCCGACACGTACTGATGCATCGGATAAAAGAACGGTGGACGGGTCAAGACCGAGCTCGGAAAAACTCTGGATATTGGCTCTTAACTCGGTCAATCGTTCTCGATATGCGCAGATTTCGTTGTACCGCTGTTTCTCCTTCTCTAAGTCCGACAGATTCGATAAGTCGGTTTTGGGCTTCGATTGGGAGCAGAGAGTGGTATCGATATGCCCGAACAAGTCCCCTTGGTTTTTGAGTTGTGTCATTCATCATTTCCCTCCGGTAGCGGCTACTTCCTCACGGATCAGCCTGAATAATTCCTCTATGGGTAGAATGGCCAGCCATTCTTTACGATCTGCACGGCAAACAACAATGGGGCGTTCTCCCGGATCACATCCGTTGCTGGCCTGATCCATCCATTCATAGATGTTTCCGATTGCGGCCCGCCTTTTGACTTCAATCGAGTAGGGATTGAGCTTGATGTCCGCTCCTCCGTCCCTCGTCTGTGAGAGATTGCGGTGTACCTGTATGCCCAGGTGTTGGAATATGAGATCGCAGATTTCGCGCTCTCCAGCAGCGCCTTTAGTTCTCTGTGCTTTTCCCATATCTGCTCCTTAGTCGTTGTTCTTTTTCAGAAAGTCGATTTCTGCCTGGAGCTTTTCAATGTCTTCCTCAGCAAGCTCAAGAGCCGACCTGGTACATCTGTGCAGAAGTTCCAGATTTGAGTACAAAATGCAAGCTCCCACTGCTATTGCAAAGGTGATGATGTTGAAAATAAGAATTAGGATTTCAAAATCTTCCATTGGTTTTCTCCTTAGTTGGTTATCGTCTTTGTGCGATTAGTTCTGCGTGTGTCCTGAATCTCGGAAACTTTGAATAAAAATCAATTCGTTTCTGGATGCTTTCGTCTGTAGCCCGTTCAAAAAGAGAGCACCTGGTGAACGAGATTTGGAAGCACTGACCATCCATTCCTGTTACAGGGTTGTTGCAATAGATGTTCATGGCCTTGTAAAAGTCGTCATGTCTATCCACGTGGATAGAGCCGTCTTTAGTACTGATCCAACCTGCACCAGCGTGTTTGCAATACAAGCAGCACCCGCTCATGGTTTTCTCCTGAATGAGCAGAGTGCCGCTGCGACCTCTACTCCGATTAGGAATGGCAAGCTGTAATCAATGTTTGATCCCTGCCAGGCAAACCAAAAAATGTCTTGAAAGTAGAGGAACCCGCCAATCATGCAAAGAGCCTTGGCAAAGTAAGCGAAGTCAAACGTCATGATGTTTCTCCTGGCTGAGTTGGAAAGCGGCTCTCACGAGTAATCCGAATAAAAACAGGTTGATAAACACGACCGGCGCCAGCACAATCATCAAAAGCGTCCATGCAGAATCAGACATGACGCACCTCAATCAAAAAGATCAGCAGTAGCCTGTTTACGCATTGATTCGCCCATGAAAAGAGCCGGCACACACTTTGCTTTGATTCGGTCGTAAAGGCGCTCCCCAATGAGTTCAGATAAGGTTTCTGCGTTTAAGTTGCTGATTAGGATCGTGGGATATTTGTCAGTCATTCGGTTCTCAAGAATTGAGAACAAAATCCTGCGTTCAGCGTCCGAGCCTTTTTGAACACCGATTTCATCAATCACTAGGAGCGGAATGTATGAGAAGAAATTGATCGCCTCTTCTTCCGTCGTGCTGGCGCCATTTCGGTAGGTATCCCTCACACCCGAAAAAATCTCTGCCGCTCGGTAGTACTTTGGAAAAAATCCTTTGTGCTTGCGGATCAGCTCAATCATGATTGAGCAGGCAAGATGCGTTTTTCCTGTCCCGCACGCGCCCAGAAAAATTAGGCCATACCCGCCCTGCCACGCCTTTTCAAAACCTTTCACGAAACGTTTAGCAAGTGCAAGCGCCTTTTGCTGAGTTTCGTTTACAGGCTTGAAAGTGGAGAAGTCCTTGCTCCGGTAGTCGTACGGGATTCTGGCGCCTTCGATACGGCGTTTAATCTCGTCTTCTTCCTGCTGCTTACGGAATGCTTCTTCTTTGGCCTTCCATTCCTCACGGTGTTCTTCTATGCACTGAGGGCAGGTGCTCTGAGATTTGATTTCTTCTCCTACCCAAATTTCATCAGCCAAGTAATAACCGTGTTCCGGACATTTAACGATTCTCTGTCGCTTGGTCATCACGCCCAAGATCGAATTGATAACGCCTTGGGTTCTAGGTTCTTTCGTATTGTTCATAGTATTAAATTCCCGTCTTTATCAAATTTGCATCCCTGCATGTAGAACTCATCCGTGAATCCGCCAGGCGGCTCATAAGAGAATTGGTTTTGTTTTGAGGCGGCCTGTTTAGCCTTCTGTTCTTTTTCTTTCTTGAATTCAACTTCCTTGATGCACCATCTCGTGTAACCCGCCTTCCAATCGTCGTATGGTTTCTTTTTGGCCTTACACCAGAGAATCATGTCTCTGAAAAGTGCCTGGGGATCCTGGATGTTGTACCTCTGAGCAATCTTTAAAAAATCTTCTGGGATCGGATCATCTTCCGAATACGGATAAGGGCCTTTAGCCGTCTTTTCTTTTTTGGGAGCGGATACTTTTTTAGAAACTTTCTTCTCTGTAGCCGTTAAAGAAAAGTTTTGCTCCTCTCTCAAGATAGTATTTGACTGTATTGACTGAGTCTGACTGAGTTGTGTGACATTTTTGTCACCACTTTCTGACAAAATTGATACCACTCTAGGTGCATTTTTGTAACTAGTATCATTTTTGTCACTGGTTACATTATTGCTACTACTTGTGGTGACATTTTTGTCACTGCTTTCAAACTTGACCTGCTCGACAATTCCTCGTGACTGCTGGTAAACAGTCTCGATTTTTTCAACGTTAATGGCGTAAAAATTCCGAGCACCTCTGCCCTTACTAAAAACCTTTATCCATCCGTTTGTAGCCAGGAAAGAAACTGCTTTAAAAACAGTTCTCCTATCACACTCAGTTTCGAGTGCAATAGTTTCAGTGGACGGGCGGCAGTTCGATCCATCGTCGTTTGCGTAATCACACAAACACCGAAGGACCGCCTTGACACTGGAATTTCCCAGCGTGCATTTGGCCGCTTTGAAGGACAAGACGTAACTCATAACCGCCTCTCATTTGAAAATGTCAGGGCGGAGTTCTTTGCGGCTAACAATGCCGTTGGTGGCTTTTTCAATCGCTACGCACAACTTGATCGGCGGCAATCTGCGGCCAGACTTGATAGCAGAAAGATTAGATTCATATAAACCTGGAATCTTCTTAGCTAGTGCGGCGGCCGCGCCACGCTTGAGTTTTAAATAAGTAGGTAAATCCATAGTTTTATCTCCGCGATAAGAATCATAGCATATCACGGTGATAATAACCAACTTATCAGTGTGATAAATTCAACCCAAGGAGAGAAACTATGGCTGATGTATATGAAATCCGACACGCAAACCTGCTGCGCCTGGTTGATGAATATGGTTCGGTCGCTGAAATAAATGAGGCTATGGGCCGAAAACGTAATGACGCTGCTTTGTTCATTGTTAAAAACAAAGCGATTGGCGCTCGCGGCAAACCCAGGCAGATCGGTACAAGCCTGGCCAGGACGATTGAAAAAGGTCTGCACCTGCAAGAAGGTTGGATGGACACCAACCATTCAATGGAGCCAGAAGAGGATAAAGATTTAATCACTCTCGACAAACTCAATGTTGAGGCCGGTTGTGATCCTTCTGGCGGCCCCGCGTGTACTGATGTTGCGGTCGTTGAACGGATTCAAGTAAGCCTGGAGTGGTTCAAACAAAATATCTCCAGGTATCGCACTGACGGGCATGAGCTTGTTACTGCTCGCGGTGATTCAATGGAGCCGACAATCAATTCTGGGGACATCGTTGTGGTGGACGTGAAAGACACTGATGTGACCCAGGAGGGAATTTTCTGCCTCAACTATGGCGGCGGCGTGACCATCAAAAGAATTCAAGTTCTGCCCTTCGGCGTTGAGTTCATATCGGACAACAAACTGTACAACCCGTTTGTACTCAAGGGCCAGGAATTGGACGCCATAAAAATCATTGGGCGCGTTGTAACGGCCCTTTGTGTAAAGCGTTTCCCTAGAGGAATTTAAATAAAAACTAAGAGCCTCAGTAAACCTTTTGAAATCAATCTCATTTAAACATCTTGGAGGAAATATGGAAAAGTTCTTTGGCAATCTTGTAGGCCTGCTGGTCGTTTGTTGTCAGATAGCCGTCGCTGTTTTGTTTGGAGCCGTCATTATTGACTGGTTCGGAATAGAAGGATCAGGCTTTGGCTACTTCATTAAATGTGTGCTGGCAATCGGAGCGGCCGCCTTTGCCATTACGATCATCCCCTTAGGGGAGCTCCTGGCCTGCTGCTTTGTTTACTACTGGTGCGTCTGGCAGTGGGATTTCAATCCTATCCTCAGCTTTATAGTTGTGTTCCCTGGAATTGTTGTTGCCTTCGGTGCTGCTATTGCAGCGTTCTTTAATCGAAACAATCCCAGGTTTTAATGACGGTCGAAAAATGAAAAAGCAATTTTTGTTGATTTCTCTTCTGCTGGCCTTCGGTGCCCAGTGCGCTATGGCTGCATCCTGGGATTGTTCAAAGGCTAAAAGCTACTCTGAGAAACTCATCTGCTCTGACCCAGTTTTATCAAAAGCTGATGAGGGCCTGGCGGAGTTGTATGCCGAGGCCAAGAAACAAACTGACAACTCAAAACAGTTTAGAAAGTTTGCGGCTGACAACTGGAAAGAGCGGGAGAAGTGTACAGACAGAAAATGTGTATACGAGTGGTTTGAGAAAAGTTCTCTGAAGTATCAAAGAATCGCATCCAATAATCCGTTAGGAATTAAAGCTCCTGGTACTGGAAAAACAAATAAACCAATACAAAAACAAGTGAATCCTCTAGCTGAATGCTGGGACAACACGATTATTGAACTTGATGACGGGACGACAGATATTTACACGATAGGAAAAGTTGTTGCCCGTCAATGCCGACCAATATTAGAGAAGGTAATGGAGAAAGAAGATGTTATCCGCCGACTTCCTAAGCCAGATAAGATCTTGATCTTCAATGCCGCCTCAGAAAGATCTATAGACGACATTATGGGGCACATCCTGGCAATCAGAAAACTAAGAAAAGAAGCCGCCAATCAATAAAACTAAAAATCTACCACAGCCGCCTACGGGCGGCTTTTTTGTTGCCCAAATAATACACGCGGTAAATCTCTTATCTCCGAGATAATAAAATTTATATCACCGTGCTTGCAAGAAAACTATCACGGTGATAATATTCTTACATCAATCAATCGTTCTTTAAAAGTCCTTCTGAAGATTGTCAGGAAGGAAAAGCTCCTAAAGCTGAGTAAACCGAAAAGCCAGGGAGCGACCAGGCGGCAAGTGAATTGCGCCTAAGCAATCAGATCGAAAGTGAAGATGCGGCAGAGAGAATGCTGAAAGTGTCAAACGTTAAAGTCGTGTAGCACCGGTAGGGGCCGTTCAGCAAAGACAGTTCGCAAACATAAGCGCCTTCCGGCCTCTTCTCCTTTTTTAGAGACGGTTAACACACTGGAGGGCGCTTCTGTTTTTACAGGAGAGAAAAAATGCTTTTAAAAGTTAAGCGCGTCGTCCCTAGAGTTTATGAGATTTATTACAAGGGTCAAAACATCATCAGCTTAATTAGACCGAAGCCTAATGACTGGCGCTTTTCCGGATTCTTCATGAAAGAACAAGACAAGGTAAATGATTTGTTGTTGGCTAACGTTTTCGGGCTTAGTTTCCGGACAAAAAGGCAAGCTCTAATCGAGCTTGAGGTCATTTTTGCCAGATTTGAAGCTCTATGTAAGTCGAGTTATTAGGAGACAGCGCGATGAACAAAGAAATCTCCCTTCTTTCGCAAACATATAAACTGCTCAGCAATGCGGCGCCGCCTCAAAACGAGACGGCCGCACGCGAGTTTTACGAAGGTTTGAAAGCTCTTGAATATGCTGTCTGGTGCTTAGAAAACTCTCAAGCAGTTGCTATGGGTTCACCCAAACAGGTGATACGAATCTTCCCAGAGTTTTATCTTGTGGAGCGCTCTGAGGAGGTACATACCTTCCTTCAAGAATTTGGACATTGGTTATCTCAGGAGCCTCAAAGATGCAGCATGATCTGAAACTTATCCACGACAGCGACTGTGCCGTCAACAATGAGCCAGCCTGTTCCGCTGGCCCATGCGACTGTGGAGCATTAGCTAAACATGAGCATAGATACGCAACATACCTTTATCAGAAGGGTTGTAATCTTCTCGCTCACCGTCGAAATGCTCTCCGGTTTTGGATAGCCACAAGATTTTGTCGAGCAAAAACAGGTGCCAGCCAGAAACATTTCCTGAGCTGCTACCGCCTGCTGTTTGGTAAGCGCGAATTGCGTGGCGCATGGTATGCGTATCGCCGAGCACAAATGGTTCTGCCACTCTGGAAAAACCATCGTACGTGAAAGAGACTACTTCTTTATTCTCGATAGCATCTTTCAATAAATCAAAGTTACTCATCTTTTCCTCCATTGGTTAATTGAGTGTTGACAAATTAATTATCCCGCGGAGGTGACACCCCGGAAAGACGGGGATTCCGCACTCCCCGAATGCGGTATCGATAAACTAAATCCAACTAAATTCGACTAAAATGCAGAAAAGGAAATTTAGATGCTTGTAAAGATCAATAGGTACAGAAACAAGATCAAGCGATTGACCGATGCGCTCGAAAAGCTTGGTGTGGCAGGTGTGGCACTTGGGCTATTCCAAAGCAACACGGCCGGACTATTAGGTGGCTTAATTTTCATTGCGCTATCTATTGTTCTTACGAAGGAGGATGAATAATGACAACTGCTTGGATTCTTTATTTTCTAGGCGGCCTTGCATGTGTTGCGGGGATTTTGGTGCTTCAGCATCTTGGTAGCAAATGAACTTATGGATCGCAACAATGATTCTTGCCTTGGTTGTGTTCTGCGTAATGGCTGGATCAATTCTTTACTTTGCACACAAAGGCTAACCACCTATTAGAAATTTTCGAATAACTCAAAAGCTCGCTTCGGCGGGCTTTTTTATTGCCCTTTTAAGCACTCAACTTGTTCAAAAAATGTACAAGTTCAGACCATCTTCATAAGCTCCCCGGGCTTTACCAATTTTGTTAAATCCAATTCTGCGCTTAGGGGAGCTTTTGAATGCGGTCTTTTTTACATACTTAGAGAAAAAAATGATCTTATTACCCGACGAAAAGAAGAAGATTTTTGATTTTGTCGCTAACGACATTTTGAAGGAGAGAGGCTCAGCAACGTGCCTAACCGATGCTCTAGCGTATGCCGAGCGCGCTGTCGTTGAAGCCCTGCTCTCTGGCAAATCTGAGCTCACGATTAATCTTGGCCATGTTGTCCAGACTGCTGAGGCACAGAAGGAAGTCAAGGCACTGTTCAAAGAGTTCGCTGCTGATTTGATTACAGATCTCGGGTTTGAAGCAATTGATCGAGATATGTACCCGGATCGAAAAAATTAAAACTTTCTCCTCTGCCCCGCCAGTTTTCCTCCTTGAGCTGGCGGGGTTTTCTTTTGGAGGCAACCATGAATAAAAAAATTGATGACTTGTTAGAGGACGACCTCGCATGTTTCCTCTGCGCTTTGATTGCATTCGTCCTGTTTTTCGGAACGTTGACCTTAGTCCTAGGCGCGGATGCTTTCCAGCGGTGGCTGCTATGCATGTAACGCCTCGCACATGTCCTGGTCCTGGGGACCTCTGGCGGTTGTCTCCAGCTGAAGAAAAACAGGAAGCACGTTATGAACGGCTCTGGGAGCAGTTCGTTGAGAACTACGTTCCGAGACTCGGAAATCCGCGGGTTGAAGAAGTTCTAGAGCTCGGCATTGACGATGATCCCGAGGTCGGTCAGTTGTTTGATCAGTTTTTGGAGGAGCACGAATGGTATTAAGCATAGCGGAGATAAAGATAAAGGAGCGAAAGCACCGTTACTACCTCGAGAACAAAGAAGAAATCAAAAAGAAAGCTAAAGAGTATTACGCAACGAAGGTAAAACCGAGAAGGCAGATAAAGGCCATTCCCCCGCAAAAGCCCTTCTCTGCCTTATTTATAGGAGTAGAAAATGACTAACGAACAACGTGCCGCTTGGCTCGAGGGCAGGCGCCATGGCATAGGTGGTTCCGACGTGGCAGCAGTCCTTGGCCTGAATCCTTGGAAAACACCGCTCGACGTGTGGAATGATAAGCTCGGTCTTTCAGAAGACAAAGGAATGTCTGAGCCTGCTTACTGGGGAACAGTTCTTGAGGATACAGTGGCTAAAGAATTTCAGCTGCGTACCGGAAAGAAAGTGCAGAAGGTCACCCATCAGTTCGCTGATCCTGAGAATGATTGGATGATCGCAAACATTGACCGGGCAATCATCAATCCTGAGATTGCCCGAAAGATCAGGCCACTTCTGAACGTCGAGGAAATCGAGCGATACACCGATATCACAGGCGTTGAGCGTCCGATTAACACCGATGTGGCGTTTGAGGCCAAAACAGCCCACGCATTCACGGCCGATCTTTGGGGACCTTCACAGGAGCTTGAGATCAAACAGAACAACATCAAAACCGAGCATGTGATCCCGCTCTACTACGAAACTCAAATCCAGTGGTACTGCGGGATTCTGAAACTCAGAGGAATGTATCTCGCGGTGCTGATCGGCGGTTCCGATTTCAGGATGTACTGGATCGATGCTCGGCCCGATGTGTTTCAGGTTATCAAAGAAAAGTGCTCTGCATTCTGGAATAACCATGTCCTGACGAAAACGCCTCCGGAACCGATCAATATTGACGATGTTTTAAAACTCTATGGCAAAAGTAATGGAAAAGCTGTGGAAGCTAAGGGTGAGCTTGCTATTGATTATGGTGAGTATGCACGTATTGCCGGTGAAATTAAGGAACTTAAAAAGCAGCAGGAAGCGGTTAAAACCAAGATTGCAATAGGTATGAAGGACAACGAAATTCTGACATTAGACGGCAAGAAGGTTTTGACGTACAAGACTCAGACATCCAAACGTTTCGATTCAGATTCCTTCCGTGAGGACCATTTGGATGACTATTACGACTACCTCAAGGAATCCTCAACCCGTGTCATGCGCGTGTGTGCGTAGCCTTTTAGGTTGCCGGCTACACAAAATGGGCAGGGTTTCTACTGATAAAAAGAGCGGTTTTGTGTAATATTCGCTTCGAGCACTACAGCAAAGTGCACGAAGAAAAGGCTTTCTCGGTTGAGCCAGATCAACCGAGCCAAATTCTCTTAGGCCCGCACACGCGGGCTTTATTTTTGCCCTGAGCGTGCCACTGACCTATTCCTCGCAACTCTTAATCAACTCAGCCCCTCAAATCGAGGGGCTTTTTCATAGGAATTAATTATGTCTACATCTGACCAACTCGCCGCTGCTGTCGGCGCTCCCTCTGCACCCGTCGCAAAACCGAAAACGAAAGCTCCGATAATCGTCCAACAAGTTCTATCCGACCAGTTCAAAAAGCAGTTAGCGCTTGCAGTTCCGAAACATTTGAGCGCAGATCGCATGGCTCGCATTGCTGCCACCGAAGTCAGAAAAACGCCGGCGCTACTTAACACCACGCCTGCCTCGTTCCTCGGAGCGGTTATGCAATCCGCCCAGCTTGGACTTGAACCCGGTTCTGCTCTCGGACAAGCCTACCTTGTTCCCTACGGTAACCAGTGCCAACTAATCCTCGGATACCGCGGCATGATTGACCTCGCCCGTCGTTCTGGACAGGTGTTGTCTCTCTCTGCTTTCGCAGTCCGTGAGGGTGATGATTTCAGTTATCAACTTGGACTACATCCTGATATTCATCACGTCCCTAGCTGCGAAGCTGACCGCGTAAAAAAGCGCATCATATTTGTCTATGCAGTCGCTAACCTCAAGGGAGGCGGATATCAGTTTGAGGTCATGTCTCGCGCTGAGGTCGAGGCTGTCAAAGCGAAAGCCAAGAGCAAAAACATCTGGAACAATTATTTTGAAGCAATGGCCCTCAAGACGGTTATCCGCCGCCTGTTTAAATATTTGCCTGTTTCGATTGAGGCGCTGCAAGTTGCAAACGTTGACGCCAAACGCGAGGCCGGAGAAGAAATTAAGCCTGAGGATGTCTTTGATATTAACGCCGTCAGTGTTGAAGATTTCAAGGACATTCAGGACGCCGAAGTAATCGAAGAACCTAAGGCTCAGGAGGCCACTGCATGAACAAGTTCTCGAATAAAACAATCGAGCGACGGGCCGAACAGACGGTGACAGGCACAAACTGTATAGATTTAGACGTCGATGGGAGTATCGATGCCGACGATGGAATAAATCATCTTGAAAGTATTGGTGTTTGGGTTGATGCGTACTCGGATTTGAGGCCGTTCGAAGATGATTATGTAAAAATTTCATTGGTGCTTAATGGTCGAAAACCAAGTCCAGTGGGTTATCTTGACCTAGAAATTGACTCCGCCGAAAAGCTGGGAAAACTCCTTCTATCTCAATGCAAAGTAGCACGCAGAGCGCAAGAAAAGAAGCGCCAAATTCTAGGAACAAGTGTTCCCGAAACATAATTAACAATAGCCCTGCGAGCGCGGGGCTTTTCTTTTGGAGATAAAGATGTGGAAGATTAAAGACCCGGAGTTGAAAGCAAAGGTGAACGCTTTCTTTAGCGATGAAGAAATTAATAACGCGTTTGCTAAAAACACAGATTGTTATACGTACTTCCGCTTATCAACCAATATCAATAAGTCGTGTTTTACTTTTGCAATCGATAAAGACTTAATGGAGTTCATTCCCGATTACGACCCAGATGACTGGAACCCGTTCCCGAAAGTGGCACCTAAGTCAGACATCGTGTACTTAGTCACTTTAAAGACCCCGAGTGGACAAACGGTTGTAACTTCAAGCCTTTATTTAGCTGGTTTCGGTTGGAGGAAGAATTTCAACCTGGAAGTGATCGCATTCAGAGAGTACCCAAAACCGTACAAGGAGAGAAAGTAGTGGAAATAAGATTGACTCGTCATGGCCCCATTCCCTTTGATGACTACCCAGACGGCAGTCTTTTTATTTGCCGCATGTGTAATTTTGAGAAGAATCCTAATGCTTCACATTACAACGGAAGGATTTTTCTACTCCGGCACTATAAAAGCGGCGACTACGCGACTCTAACAATGCCTGGATGCGATTTCGGATATTTCTACAAAGGCGAATACGCCAAGAGAGATTTACAGGAATTGACCTACGATGCCTGGGAACCAGTGACGTTCAAGGTTGAAAACTAACACGCCCTCTTCGGAGGGCTTTTTTAATGGAGCAATAAATGAGCAAACCTTTTGAAACTACGTTTGCCACACTGCGCAGAGGCGCGGCCTCAATGGAGGCAACTGAAGCCATGCAGCAGGTCGTTAAATCCGTTTACGAAACAGGAAAGCCGGCAAAACTTGTTATTGAGCTGACTGTCAAACCGAACACCAAAAACGGTGGAATGGTTGAGGCTGTGATTGTCTCGGACAAGATCACAACAAAGATTCCGCAAGAAGCCGGGCAATCAGTTCTATTTGTTAATTCAAAAATGGAACTTGTTTCTAACCTCGACCGCCAGGGAGACTTATTCCCTGAGATTGGAAAAGCAGATAGAGCGCCGATTGATATTGATGACGACGGCGTAATTCATCATCCAACTAACTAATGGAGGAAACTATGGATGAAAAGAAAGAAGTGAAAGAGTTCACAACCGAAGAACTTGCTCAATGCATCCCGGCGCCAGCAGATTTAAAGGCGCCGTTTGTTTTTGAGGTTGAAGGCGTGCCGATGGTAGCAAAACCTGTAGGCAGACATTCTTGGGAAGTAACCGGTAGAGAAGATCTCTTGCAGGCTCCTACCAGAATCAAAAACTTTTTCCTCCTCTTCAATGACATTGAATCGTTCTGTCAATATGTCAAGGATTACAAAACTGATTCAACAAATCTTTATCTGACCAAGTCCATTAAGTCTCTGATATTCATGGCAAGTGCGGTTTTTAACGACATTAAACGCGATCAGCCGAACTGGCGGGATCAGGTTGCTAAATATGAACCTGAAAAAAGCATTGAATGGGGAGATTGGAATTCCAATAACAAGAAGCGGATGTCACAAATCGAATTTGCTGAGTTCCTTGACGAGCACATCGCGGACATTGTGGGAGATGGAAAGCGGGCTCCAAGTGCTGCAGAAGTACTTGAAGCCGTCACAAACCTGAACGATGTCCGCAACGTAACGTTCGGATCCAAGGTCTCTTTGGCAAACGGAATGGCTTCTTTCGTCTACACAGAAAAAAGTCCTTCCGGAGCGGTTTCAGAAGGTCACGTAAGCGTCCCAGCTGAATTCTTGATAGGCATCCCAGTATTTGAAGACGGTCCCGCCTACACCATTAGAGCCAAGCTCCGTTACAGGATTGACCGAAGCAGCGGAGAGCTTCGGTTGTGGTACGAACTGCAACAACTGCAGAGAGTATTTGCCAAGGCGATGGAAGCTCACGTCCAGAAGCTGGAAGAACTTTTGTCCGGAGAGCTACCTATCTACTCCGGCCGTTAATAGTCGTTATTTTTAATCCCAGCGGCACTCTCGATCGAGGGTGCCAAACAAAAGCGCATTGAGAAATCAGTGCGTTTTTGTTTTTATGGAGAAGTCATTGTGAAACCGATACTCGATCCAATGTGCGGCTCAAGAATGTTCTATTTCGACAAGAGCAACAAGAGCGTTCTGTTCGGGGACATTCGCTATGAAACACATTGGACACGACAATACAAAAAGCTAGAAGTCCACCCTGATATGGTCATGGACGCCAGGGAGCTGGAGTTTCCGGACAACTCGTTTTATCTCGTCATTCTCGATCCGCCTCATCTTATTAACTGCGGTAAGACATCTGACATGGCTAAGAGTTACGGCGTTTTGGAAAAAGAATGGCACGCTGATATGAGAAAGATTTTCAATGAAGCGTGGCGCGTTCTCAAACCAAACGGGACACTGATCTTTAAATGGGCTGATAAAGATGTCCCTTTAGCCGAGCTCCTTTATGTGCTGGAGCGTGAACCCATATTCGGGGACAAGAAGCCCGCTGCAAACAAGGCCGGGACAAACCGTTTCTTCTTAGTCTTCTTTAAGGACGAATAGTTATGAACAAAATTGAATTCACCCGCGAGGAGGCCATGCTGGTCATGCGCCTCCTCAATTTATTTTTGAGCAAGGCTCAAGTCCTGAACGTGCGTGACAACTCAGACGTTGCTCCGGCAAAAGCACTCAAACAAAACATCTTTAATCAGTTCATGAAGCTGGATACCGAGGAGGCAAAGAATGAATCTGAGTAACGCAGTCGAGTTTTACTCGTGCCTGATTGCAATCATGGACCACTACGGCTATGACCATCAGGTATACGAAAAATTGCCGGAAGAGGTTGATGAATTGCAGGAGGCGTTTGTCAACTATTTTGACGAACCGTCAGCAGAACACTGGCACCACGTTATTGAAGAATGCGCGGATGTCCACATCATGCTTGAGCAGTTTCAGATGTTGATCTCTCCTGAGGACAAGAAGGAGTTCGACAAGATCTGTATGGATAAGCTGCATAGAGAGATCGGAAGGATTGAGAAATCAGGAGGTAAAAATGGTATTTCTAAATAAGATTCAGGTTGCCGAGCGATTGCAGGTCACCACCAGAACGATAGATAAGTGGATTAAAGAGGGCTATTTCCCGAAAGGGCGCTACGTAAAACGTCGCCCCTTTTGGTCTGAACGGGAGGTTGATAATTGGTGGAAATCTCGTCCCAATCTCAAATGCGCCTAATCCAATTTCTCAAAGACAGCATCCGCCCATTTCTGCATTACTTTACGCCGTTGCTCCAGGAGGTCAGATCGTTGATAGGCCTGGACGACGGCGTTTCCCGTAGCATGCATTAGGCATTTTTCGGCCACGGTTTCCGGTACATCATTTTCAGCACACCAATCCCTAAACGTGGATCTAAACCCGTGCATAGTCGCTTCAGTGTTCGTCATTCTCTTTAATAAACCGGTTAGAGAATAACGACTGCCCAAATTTTTAGCGCTTACGCTAAATATCTCTTCCCCTTGCCGTTCAATTGAATTTAATAGTTCAATCGCCTGAGTGCTCAATGGCACTCGGTGCGGATACGGCTTCTGATCCTTACGCCGTTCCGGCGGAACACTCCAAACTCTATTTTCAAAATCAATTTCATCCCACTTTGCAGGCGCCGATTCTCCAACTCTTGAGGCAGTTAAAATCGTAAATAAAATGACCTGCCTGGTTCGGTTGTTTGCCGGAATAAAGCACTTCACCTTATCTTGCAAAACACTCATAGGCATTGCCTCGTGGTGTTTGACAGCCTTAACCTTACTCTGCGGTGCCAAAAATCGATCTAGATTTCCTCGCCAGGCAGCGGGATTAGATAGCAAAATCCCATCCGAAACCGCGTAAGCCAAAATGTTTTCTATACGCCCTCGCACCCTTGAGGCCGTTTCATTCTTTTCTATCCAAATAGGATTCAGAACGTCTAGGACATCATCACGAGAAATCTCATTTATCGGTTTGTCACCGATTACAGGATACACATAGGTTTCCAACGTGTTGTGCCACTGCTGCACATGCTTTTTATTTTTCCATCGCTTAACTTCTTGAAGACGATTAACAGTTTCGATCGCATAAGTTTTGAATAACGGAACTTCTACTTTGTCGTTATGGGGCTTCATCTCCTTGGGAGTTTTAACCTCTTCGCCAAGAGATAATTTAGAGCGCAGATCATCAGCGATTGCTTTTGCCTCTGTCAGAGATATATTTTTTGCCGGACCAATACTTTTATCAAAACGATTTCCACGGTCCCGGTACCTAAATATAAAGCGACGACTATTCCCGCGAACAACTAAAATCAAATTTGGTGAAACTGTGTGATTACCGTCACCAACTGTGAAAACATTCTTACTCGTTATTTTCATATCTCCAAACCTCAAAAAGCACCACCAAAGCACCACCAGAATTTTATAAAAAATTCTCATTGCTTCTCGTTAGTTCTCAAATATTCTTTTTGGAGATAAATTCAATAGTATTCTAACTCGTTGAATATTCTTTATATTTCTCTTTGATTCTCGTAAGTTCTCTATTATTCTCTATATTTCTGTTGGGGACCCCCTCTCCGCCAATCACTTCTTTGCATACGTTCGTATGTGACCCGACACCTAAAATCCCCTTTATTACGAAGCCTTCGTAATGACTACCTTGCGTATGGAGTTTCTTACAGCCGTGATTAAACGGTCACTTAGACGGTCACCTGTTTTCTAAATTGGTCTCCTGGAAATATTATTTCTCGGTTCAGAAGTGGAATTAGTTATAAATAAAACTCGGCAAATCCTATTCAAAATGTCGTTTGTGCTGCGAATTTTTATAACCCCTCTAACATAGCTATCAACCAGATTATTCAAAAAAGCACACATAGGAAAGATGCTTGCTGTCTGAATTAATCCCATCGACAATGAAAAAACAGAAAAAGCATCTCCTCTCAGAACAGACAGAATCGCTGGTAGTCGCTTTGAGTCTTGGATAAAAGACGGCTGCTCTGAAACAAAAAAGAGGATAAAGAAACCATGAAGCCCAATGGGCTAATAGATAGCTTATGACAAAGAAAAGTGGAACGAGAATATGTTGATTTAACCAAGTTCATAGCTCTGACGGCTTAGGCCATTCCATTAAAAAATTAGCCGAAACGTTATATCCCAGAATATCAAAGTGAAGAGAGTTGGTTATAGGAAAAGTCAATCACAGCTTCTAACTTTGACTCAACCACCCTAGAAGAAATTTTCCGACTTAAAAGAGGGGCCCATTCGGGCAGACGTTCTTTAAGCCAATTGGCAGTCATTTTCGTGCATATTGCGGTGGTAAGCGTTCTCTTCAGAACAAGGAGTTAATATGGCGTCAAAATATTTGATTTACAAAAACAGAAAAAATGAATTTAAAAAATTATTGGACAGAGCGGTCAAATTAGATATTGTGTCAGCCTTTGTCTCAAGAAACGATATCTTCAATGACACCATTGAGAGAGCTAAAGATGGAAAACTAACGGTCAGGCTTCTTGCTGGAATAAGCAATGCTATTTCTGACCCCGATGTTCTGCTTAAAAAGCTCCTAACATTGAAATAAGAGTACTTTCTGAAAACATATCAGAAAATAAAAAAATGGGGTTTTCCACCCAAAAATCTATATATTCACTGATCACTCTGGTAAAAAAAGAGTTCCTTTAGGAAGTGCAAATTTCACAAATGGAGAGTTACAAAAAAACGAGGAGATTCTCCTTCTCCTTGAAAACCCAGATTTGATAGATGAAATTTCCGATTATTTTGAAGGGCTATGGCAGCAAACCTTCCTTTTTGAAGACGCTGACAATAGTTACAGGAACTTACACGTTAGACAAAGAAGCCAAAGGATGAATATAGACAAAAATCTCTCAAAACAACCAGTTAAAAATAGAACACTTTCTTTAATGCTTACAGATTCATTAGAATTGCAAAAAATCACTCTCTAAATATTGTCGATTACTCGAAGAAGCAAAATCACAGCATGAGTCAGGTCTTGGTCTCAAAGTAGCACTTGATACAATCGGCGAAATGCACGATCTACTCCTTCACCACAAAGGAACTTACACAAAAGAAGAAGTTAATAAACTTACAGGCACTTCTGATCCTTACATGATATTAGGTAGCCAAGAACGTTGGCCACTCAACACGCATATCATTGAAGAAGATGGCAAGCGGGTTTTGTGGATATTGAGAGATTTTGCATCTAGAGAACTTCCAAAGAACTCTCAAGAAAAGAAAAATAAAGTTCTAGAAGTTTTAGAACAATTGACAAATATTCCCTCCCTGAGGAGTGGAATATCACGTTCTAGCCGACTGATGGCTATAGCCAGACCAGATGTTGCTTTTTCTTACAACGGTCGATCAAAAGAAACTTTGGACTTCTTAGTTGGAATTGAAGACTCTGATGCTCAAAACTCAAAGAAAAAATTGAAAACTATGGGTTAA